TGGCAAGGCCTGGGAGCTCGCGGCGTGAACAACCTGGCGTCGATGCTGTTGCTGGCGATCCTGCCGCCCAGCGCGCCGTTCTTCCGATTCAAGCTGAACGCGGAAGCCGAGCAACTGATTGGCGACGACCAGGCAGTCAAGGCCGAGATCGATACCGCGCTCTCCATGCGCGAGCAGATGGTGCAGACCGAGATCGAGCACCAGGTCGTCCGCAAGGCGTTCCACTCTGCGCTGCGCCATCTCTTGATTGGCGGCAACGTGGTGCTGCGCCACGAGCCGAAGCAGGGCTTCAAGGTGTACCCCCTGCACAGCTTCGTCATTAGCCGCGTCTCTGGTGGTGGGATTGGCCTGCTGATCCTGCACGAGCGCGTCGGTGTCGAAGACCTGCGCGACAAGCTGGACCCCGAAGAGTTCGAGGTCATTAGCCGCGGCGGCCATTGGGAGGGATCGAACACGGCCACCTCCGAGGTCGACATGTACACCCGAGTCAAGCGGGTCGACGACGTCTACCAGCTCGAGGTGGAAATCTGCGGCACTGTCGTGGAGTCGCAGTCGGAGCTCTACGATCTCGACAAGCTGCCGTTCCTTGCGCCGCGCATGGTTGTGATCGACAATGAGCACTACGGTCGCTCGTATGTCGAAGAGTATCTGGGCGAGCTGCGATCCCTCGAGGGACTGCGCCAGTCGATTGTCAGCGGATCTGCGGCCGCAGCAAAGCTGATGTTCCTGGTCGACCCCGCCGGCCTTACCGACCCCAAGGTGCTGCACGATGCCCCGAACTTGGCCGTGCGCGCCGGTCGAGCAGAGGACGTGTCGACCCTTCAGGCAAACAAGTTCGCGGACTTCTCGGTTGCCCGCGCGTCGACGCAGGACATCATCGAGGGTCTGAGTCACGCCTTCATGCTGGCTGAGGCTGGCATCCGCAACGCGGAGCGAGTGACCGCTGAAGAGGTGCGCCTGGTGCAGCAAGCGCTCGAGCGCCAGCTTGGCGGCGTCTACACCCTGATCTCTTCGGAGATCCAGCAGCCGCTCATTGACATGATGCTGCGCGACCTCGGCAAGAGCGATCTACCGAAGTCTGTCCTCAAGTACGTCTCGCGCGTGATCGTCACCGGCGTCGAAGCTCTGGGCCGCATGGCCGACAGCGCGCGCCTCGACGAGTTCATCCGATCTGGACTTGAGACTTTCGGGCCGCAGTTCGCGGCTCACCTGAATATGTCGGAGTTCGCGCGCCGCAAGGCAGCCGCTCTCGGCATTGAGCACAAAGGCCTGGTCAAGAGCGAGGAGGAGATCGCTCAAGAGCAACAGGCAGCGCAGCAGGCCGCGATGGCCGAGCAGGCGAACATGAAGGCGGCGGATGTCGTCGGGAATGTCGCTGAGGCGCAGATGACTGAACCCCAAGGAGCAGAGTAATGAGCGATCCCACCCGAGTGACCATCACTGACGGCCAGGCGACGAATACGACGACCGGCGAAGTTATCGAAGACACCCCGCAGTCTGGCGCCGAGTTGACCGGCGAGGCGGAGGGCGTTGAGTCTGCGAACGAGCCGCCCACCCGCAACCTTGATCTCGGCATCAAGGTGAGTGGGCCTGAAGGCGCCGACCAGGCTACGCAGGATCAGGTCGAGAGCGAGTCCGAGGCGGAGGGTGCCGAGCAATCTGAAGAGGCGCCTGCACCGGCAGCCCTCTCGACCGACTCCCTCCAGGAGATGAGCTTGGAGTACGCCCAAGCAGGCAAGCTCTCCGACGACACCTACAACAAGCTGGCAGCGGCCGGAGTGGACCGCGCCGTTGTCGACCAGGTGATCGAGGGCCAAGCGGCCCTCCGCGACCTTCAAGTGGCCGAGGCGATGTTCGACCTCGACATCACGAAGACGCAATACCAAGAGATGGCAAAGTGGGTAGGCGACAACTGGTCTGAGGATCAGATCGCCGCCTACAACCGGATGGTCGAAGGATCGGATGCCGGCGCTCGGCGCATGGCGATGGAGTCCCTGAAAGCTGCCGCAACTGGTCGAGGCCAGTCGGGAGGCAAGCTCGCAGGGACGACTCAGCCTCAAGGCATTCAGCCCTTCCAGTCCACGGCCGAAATGGTGGAAGCGATGAAGCACCCTGACTACAAGGCGCGCAAGAACCCGTACTTCAGTGAAGTGCAGGCGCGTCTCCAGGCGTCGCGTAGGATCTGATTCAAACCAACCCCTAAGACCCGAGAACTTTTAGAAGATGGCCTCGACCACGATCGTGACCTACGGTGGTGTGAATGACGGTGACGGCACCAGTTATTCGACCCTCCCGTCGGTCCAATCCGAACTGTTCGCTCGCAAGTTTGGCGGCGAAATCCTCACCGAGTTCATGGACTCCAACGTGTTCATGGACAAGCACTACACCCGCACCCTCACTGAGGGCAAGTCTGCCAAGTTCCCTGTCTTCGGCCAGGCTGGCTCGGAATACTTCACGCCGGGTGAAGACCTCTACACCGACCAGTCGGCGGAGGCAAACAACTACCTGAAGAACATCCGTCGCGGCGAGCGTCTGATCTGGGTGAACGACCTGTGCGTCGCCCCGACTTTCGTCGACGAGCTGGATGAGCTTCGTGACGACTACAACGGCGTCCGCCAGATCTACGCTGCGGAGCTCGGTCGCGCCCTTTCTGTGCGCTACGACACCAACGTGTGCCGTGCGATCCAGAAGGCTGCAAAAGACGGCGCCGCCGTCACTGGTGGCCCCGCTGGCGGCGGTGATGTGCTCGTCGACCTGCTCGGCGGTACGGAGCAGGGCAACGAGCCGATCTCGACCGAAGAGGAAGGCGATCGCATCGCTGCTGGTATCTACGAAGCGGCACAGAAGTTCGACGAGAACGACGTGCCGAAGGACGGTCGCTGGGTTGCCCTGACCCCGTCTGCCTTCTACAAGCTGGTTCAGTCGAGCAAGGCCATCAACGTGGACTACCGCGGTGAAGGCTCGTTCGCGGCTGGCGAAGTCCGCATGGTGGCCGGTATCAAGGTCATCATGTCGAACCACATCCCGACCACCAACGAGAGCTCGAGCCAGCCCGCTGGCGAGAACAACGCTCTCTACGGTGACCAGTCCACCAGCATCGGCGTCTGCTGGCACGAGAGTGCTGTCGGCACCGTGAAGATGAAGGATATGGGCTTCGAGATGGAGTACGACGTTTCGCGCCAGGGCTGGCTCCTGGTTGCGAAGATGGCGGTCGGCCACGGCGTCCTGCGCCCGGAAGCCGCTGTCCGTCTCCTGAGCATCTAATCGCTCTTTTCTGCTGCTTTATTCGGGGGGATGGCTTCGGTCATCCTCCCACCCTTCCCTCTCCCTAGAACATGGCGATCGGCACCACCAAACTCAACGCAGTCAACACGATGCTCTCCTACGTCGGAGAGGCGCCGGTCAACTCTCTGTCTGACCCGCGTCCGACTGACGTTGCGATCGCTGAGGCTGTTCTCGACGAAGTCTCTCGCGCGGTGCAGACTGAAGGCTGGGACTTCAACACCGAGTGCGAGGTCACGTTGAGCCCTGACGTGTCGGGAGAGATCGTGGTCCCGCCGGACACTCTGACGGTCAAGGCGACGAGCCGGTGGGCGACCAAGCTGACGCTGCGCGGCAATCGCCTCTTCAACATCGAGGACCGCAACTTTACCTGGACTAGCGATGTCGAGGTGGACCTGGTGCGCGAACTCCCGTTCGAGGATATGCCGGACCCTGCCAAGCAGTACGTCCTGCGTCGCGCCGCCCGTGAGTTCCGCGAGCGCGTCACCGATGACCCCCGCGACCGCGCGCCGAGCGAGCCCGAGCTCCGAGCGCTTGGCCGGCTGATGAACTTTGAGCATGAGTCGAGCGATCACCGCATGAGTGACGCATACTCGGTCGGACGCATCACGCGCCGGCAGTCTCCCATGGACGGGCACCGCCAGTGATCCGAGGGATCTCGGTTCAGAACTTCCTGGGCGGCGTATCTCAGCAGCCTGTCCAGAAGCGTTTTCCCTCCCAGGCGGAGGAGTCTATCAACGCATGGCCGTCGCTGGTTGACGGGCTGAAGAAGCGGCCGCCTACAAAGCACCTGGTCGACTTCTTCCCGACCACCGACGACTTCAAAATGCACGCGATCAACCGCTCCCCCTCGGAGCGGTATATTGCGCTCTTCAAGAAAGACGAGATCCGCGTGTGGGATCTGGTGAATGAAGAGTGGGCGACCGTCACCAACGCGGCTGGTGATCCCCTTACCACCGCCGACCTGGGCTATCTCCCGGCGTCTGGGCTGAAGGACAGCCTCGAGCTGGTCTCCGTCGCGGACTACACCTGGGCGGTGAACAAGACTGTGACTCCGGCGATGCAGTCGGAAGTCACCCCGACGAGCGAAAAGGCTGCCCTGGTCACGGTTGTGCAGGGCAACTACTCGAGCAAGTACGACATCATCATCGACGGCTCGCGGTACCAGTTGACGGGCGCTGCGTACTCAGGAGGTCGCACGCCGAACGGAGGCACGAGTGGCGGTACCGACCGCGACCACATCGCGGCCGACGCTATCGCATCAAACCTGGCTGAGACCATTACCGGGTCGTCGGGTTCGAGTGGCAGCGGCATGACTTTGTCTCTCGACGGAGCCGCTGACTGCACGTTGTCGGCGCCACGCGCAGTCGAAGGCAGCTTCAAACTTGAACTGAAGGTCGACTTTTCCCCGCCGGCGGCTGGGCAGGACGGCCCAACCGTCACCGTGCGCACGCCGTTCCTGGCGTACAACTGCACGCAGACGGAGATCCTCAACGGGTTCGACCAGGAGTTCAACTACTACGCGACGGGCGAGAGCATGGCGGACTA